GCAAAAAAATAGTTGTCCAGTCATTTGCGAAAATATTGAATATCCTTCAGTAGGGGCTGCACAAGAAGCATATCCAGGTATATCTATTCGCAAAAGATTGGACAACCCTAAATATCCAGATTTTTATAGATTACGACCAAAAACTAATCGTAAGTAATCTGACATTATATCTCCTCAAGGACTCTTTGAAAGACTTCTCTAGCACCTTTCTTACCTAGTTGCGTAACAAAAATTTGTTTAGACGCAACCATCATGGCTGATGCTAGAGCAAACAAGTCTTGTGTATCATCGCACATCATGATCTGCCTGTCAATAGGTTTCATGAGTTCTTTCATTCTTTCTAGGCGATGTTTAGGATCATATGCCATTATACGGGTGCAGTATCTTTGAGAACCTTTGTGTAAAACTTTTCGAAGTTTTCGTTTTCTTCAACTTCCTCGTTGTAGTTAGCCTTGTAGTAAACCTTAGCCATACGACGAACAAGTTTCTTATCCACACCAAGGTCTTCAAATACCTTGTTGATGGTTTCTTTCTGCAAATCGCGTTCAGCAGCCACGCGGGTCATGGAGTCATTCAGTTCTTGAATTGCACCACGAAGCCGCTTCTTATCACCATCAGAAAGCGATTCGACACTTACATAAGGATTATTATGACCGATATTAGCCATCACTTAGTCTCCAAAGCAATGAAGTAAACCAACTTGCCAGTTGCATTGACAAACTTAGCAAAGCCACCGATAGCAATCTCAACGTGATAGTTATCAGGAATCAAGCGAAGATTTTCAGTCTTGAACGATACAGCAAAGTCCTTGCCAGTATAATCATCAATCTTTGTCGATGCAAAGTTCGAAGTGTCGTTTGACTTTTCGTGAGTTTGAAGACGAAGTTCACCATTCTTACCAATGACAGTCAAGTGAGACAAGCTATTCATGGCTGCAAGACGAAGGATCTTGCTGAGTGTGGTATTAGAAAGGTTGAACGAAACATCTACATTCTTCAACACAAGGTCTTTGCCTTGCGGTGGAGAAATGATCAGGCTCGGCGAACAAGAATAATAGTTAAGTTGCATCTCACCATCATCCATGACAACACTCTCATTCGAGAATGTCATATCAGGATTCTTTAGAGTTGTAACATTGCCGAGAAACTGGTTCAGATCATAGATGCCGAAAGTTTCAGGAATGTTATCTTCAAGATGAGCTTCAACCAGAATAGTCTGTTCTGGTGAAATGGTTTTCTGAACATTGCCTTTCTGAAGGACAACTCCCGAATTAATCGAAGAAAAGTTCTTCAAGACAGCCAAGGTATTTTCAGATAGTTTCATAATATACTCCTAGAGTTTTCACGCGACTTTGTTTAGTATAGCAGCATTTGTAGGTCCTGTAAAGACCTTTAGCATATGAAAAACATCAGCCTCTAACATTATTAAGGACGAGTTGTTTGGAATATGATAATCAAAGTTTTCACCAATCCATGCCCATTCAGAATAATGAACATTAGGATATTTTTCTGTCATAATATCGGTGTTCTTTTCAGTATTAGCCTTAAGTGCTGTATCATACCACTTCGGCTCTTTACCTCTCGAAACACGGACAACATGCCCACCGTAATCTCGAATAAATTTTACCTCATTTGAGAAGCGAACATCAGGAATGACAACATGCTCATGATTGGCTAGCCGCTTTGCTACGGTATGAATCCATATATCAGGATGAAATGTGTTTCGACCTGCTTCTGTTCCCATCATCTGCAAAGCGAGGCGAGGTGTGATATTGAAGTCTAACCGCTCACTCCACCAAGAATCGATAGTTTCTCTAAAGTCTCGGCTTTCATCAGTATCACCTTCAAGTAGGTGCCGTGGCCACTGGAAGATAGTGGCCACGGCGTCTTTGACTGCATCAGCAAAAGACAGTTTGACAAACCCATAATCTTTTACGAGAATGTCTCCTACGGTGCCTTTGCCTGATCCTGCAAATCCGACAACACCAATAAGCATCAGAGATTTCCTGTCAATGCGGCGATCTTATTCATATCGCCAGTAAATGCGTAAGTGCCGACATGCTGAGTTCTCATCCATGGGCAAAGCCAAATCTGACCGCCAATGGCTCGCCAATACTGACAGAACATATAATCTTCTGATAGATAGCGATGAGAATCAGGATCAATCACGGTATCAAAGTATGCATGAATGTATCTTGAGCCATCAAAGTTAGCCTGGCCTGCATGATCAGGCTTATAGTTCAAGTGAGGATATTCTTCTTTGAATTTATCAAAGACGGCACTCTTGACGAGCATGAAGCCTGTGCCAATTTCCATCACTTCAAGAGGTTCGGTTACTCTGAATGAGGTTGTACCAGGAACAGCGTTGAAAACATAATCGCCAGTCAAACCTTCAAGTTCACCTGGATCAAATTTACTATCATCAAAATCAGGTTTGGCTAAAACATTCTTAGCACCCTTGAATACATTCTTCCAGTTGATTGACTTTTTAGGATAAGGTCCACCAATAATATCTTTGTCAATAGCAAGAAGCGCAAGAACATCTTGAGGATTGAAAAGAATATCTGAGTCAATAAACAAAAGATGTGTATAGCCAGAACGAAGAAATTCATCTACAAGATAATTTCGCGCTCTAGTAATCAGAGATTCGTTGAAGAGGAATGAAAAGCGGATTTCAATACCATATTGGGTACACATGCCTTGTAAATCGAGACATGCTTTCATATAAAGACCATTGCAATTACCACCATACATAGGTGTTGCAACAAATAGTTTATGTTTGCGAAGATCGTTGACGTTAATCGAAAGTTCCATGATGATCACTCCGTGAATAATAAAAGGGATGCTACAAGTATATAGCATCCCTTTTGAAAAGTATCACATGAAAAACTTACGAGGCAATACGATAGAACATCGTGCGACGACCATTCACCATACGGTAGTTGCTGTAGATCGTCTTGCCTTCGAGATTACGAAGGTCAGAAACACGCTTGTGGACTGCCGAAGGAGAAACCTTGGCGAGACGAGCGAGTTTGGAAACGGTAATACCGGCACCATCTGAATTGCGACGAAGATACTTAGCAACCTGTGAAAGCTGTGACATTAGTTTATGCTCCATTTGTTTCAAAATATACGGTCACTTATAGAAGTGGCTCCATGATGGAAAGTGACCAGCAACCATCATGGAGCCATTATGACATACTTTTAAGGTATGTCAATTCTTTTTTTGATTAGAACGCAACTTCTTCCGTTGCGTTGCCAACCGGATCGACAGCGCCTTCAGGAAGCGGATCGACAGTAGCATCCAGTTTCTTGTAAAGATCAAGAAAGCTATTCTTGGTATCCACATCAAAGCGGTTCAAGCAAAGCGTAACAGCCTTTTCACGATCATTGAAGATAGCGAAGGCTTCGCAGATATGAACCAGGCGGCGGGTCGAAATGATTTCAGACACAGCACCTTCAAAGAAGGACTTGCGGATCACATCAGCCCAAGTCACCAACTTTTCAACGAAGTCTTTGTCTTCCATGCCAGAAGCCTTGAGGACATTAGTGATGATCTTAGTTTCGATTTTCGTGGAAGGATATTCTTGTTCCATTGTAATCGAGAAACGCTCAAGGAAGGCTTCGTTCATAACATTGGTGCCGATAAAGCGACCATCATCAGAACCTTTGCCTTTTGTGTTAGCCGTTGCAATGATATTGAAACCAGCAGCAGGCGTGATGACCTTGTTGATCTTTTTGAGATAGATCGGCTTGCCTTCGAGGACAGGCTGAAGGCACATTAGTTTATTAGAACCAAGGTCAACTTCATCAAGGAGAAGAACGGCGCCACGCTCCATTGCAACCACAATTGGACCATTCTGCCAGACGGTCTTGCCGTCTTGCAGGCGGAAGCCGCCGATCAGATCATCCTCATCAGTTTCGATTGTAATGTTGACGCGAACACACTCGCGCTTTTCCTGAGCGCAAACTTGTTCGACCATCATCGTCTTGCCGTTGCCAGAAAGACCTGTGATATAAACGGGATAAAACTTTTTGGATGCGATGATTGACCGAACATCAGCAAAGTTGCCGAACGGGACATAGCCAGTAGCCTTTTCAGGCACAAGGCTAAATTCATTGACTTGAGCCTGAGGGTTCATTTGTAATACCGTTGCTGCCATCGCGGCTTCTGCAAGATTTTCAACAGGTGCGGAAGAAACTTCCACGGTTTGGACGAGAGGCTTAGCAACCGTCTTGACCTTAGCGACCTTGACAGGCACGGACTTAACTTGAATATAAGACGGACCGTTCAGCGAATAAACGCCACGGGCAATCCGTAGAGAAGTATCATTAAGAAGCCAATTCGGAAGATCAAGGTTGTTCTCAGCGCAAACATCAAGAACCTGCTGGCGGGTGATGGAATCAATATCACCATAAGAGGACTTGACGGCATTGAGGAACACCGAACGGTCAACGAGCTTAGGCATGGGTCACTTTTCCTAGTTGTCTGTTTCGATTATGGATTGATTATAGCATGGTAAAGGCGGAATGTCAAGCCGCCTTCGCCTTATTTGAGGAAACTTTGTCAATGAATTGTCGCAGAAGGACACGATTGATTGACTTGTTTTCCGTAAACTTCATAAACTCCTTAGCGATCTTCGTTTTTGTCATGGTAGGATCGATAGTGAGTTTATTTTCGGTTGCTGCCATAGACTTGGCATTGATAACATAATATTCATCATAGCCTTCAGACTTGACAGGAACAAACTTGTTTTCTTTCCAGAATTTGTTCATCTTATCATGAATTTCAAGATTGAAATAGCGGCGCATAACAGAGCGAGTGCTATCTGTGCTAAGGAAGAACCCGATCAGGTTAGTATCGGTTCGATCCTTGAGAATACGCAACAAAATATTGGTCAATTCACCATAGGCGCCACGAATATCACCGTTGATATTATATTCTTTTTTCGCCACATTATCGCGGAGAATAAAGCGAGTGCCTTTTGGTTTATGAGGTTGATATTGGAGAGAATTTACACCTTCGATAGGATTAGATTCACCATCTGTCAAGAAAATGGTATTGACGATTTGCAACTTATTGTTTTTGCGGAAATCGTTGACCAGTTTTTCAGCCGCAATGATAGCCTGATTAAGCGGCGTGCCGTTCATAGGATCAATATGGTTCCACATTGAACGCGCCCACAAATAAACGTAAGCACGATTAAGTTCCGCAACATTCATACGAGACGAGAGAATGTTACGCATACGCAAGTTGCCGACAGAAAAAGTGCCGGGTGTCCTATCAAAGCAAAGTTCACCGCGAAGATCATCTTTGTAAGTTGGATCACGGAACGTGTAGACTTCAAACGGAATCTGAACACGCTTACAGAACATGGTCAGGCTCATAAGTTGTTTTACGGTATTTGTCATACCATAACTCATTGAACCAGACCAGTCAAGAAACATGATGAAGCCATGGTTCTTACCATTAGGAACAACCGACAAGCGGCGGAAGATATCCTCATTAAACTTGTAACTGTGTAGTTTATTGGTATCGATAACACCGGTTTTGGCTACAGAAATGCGGGAGTAAATATCAGCCGATTTACGAGCTTCAAACTCTTTCACCATGAAAGAAATCGTGGCATTTTCTTCCGCTTTGAAACGGTTCACGTTTTCATTTACAGCGGCATACCATCCTTCAGTATAGTTATAGTGACTTTTGATTGACGTTTCAATTTCAGACAAAACTCGTTTATAATCATGAACGATTACATCATGATTAGCTTTGGGAATGTCCACATAGACATAATTAATATCATCATCGGCTACGATATTAGCAAGATTGCGTTCCCAAGCCCGTTCTGTTTGGGACTCAGGAATAAAATCTTTATCGGATGAACCGGCGCGGTCGCTGCCAGTTTTGTTTTTTTGATTTTCAGAATCCGTTTCGTTAATGTCGCCTTCGCCTTGATGACCATCAGCGCCGTCACCATCATCATTATCAGATTCCTCATCACCTTCGGCTGAGGTTTCTTTTGCTTTTGAAGTTTTTACTTTTTGAGAGTTTCCATCGGAATCATCCGCATCATCATCGTCGAAATCGAAATCATCACCATCATCGGACATTTCAAAATCAAAATCATCGGAGTCATCATCGCCTTCACCAAAGTCAATGTCCGATTCCAACTCTTGATTGTTCTCGCCTTTACGCTTTGAGTAAAGATAAACTTCCTCAGTAAGAGCCTCAACTTCGGCCCACGTTTCAAGATTTTCAGCCCGCTTGATAAACGGCATTTCTTCTTTTGAAAACTTAACGCCGAGCAAAGCACCACCTTTGAAGTAAAGGTTCATGCGGTCGATGAAAGACATTGAATTAATATCTTTAGTAGCCGTGCCGAAAAAATCACGTTCGATTAATTCTTTATAGCCGACAATATAGTTTCGACGGGCACCAGGATAACGGCGCTTTTGACGTTTATCAATACGAGCATCCTCGATTACATTGAGAAAACCTTTGATAGCACCTTTCGCACGGTCATTTTCATTACCGTGGACATTCTTGCAAATTTTATTAATAGTGCCGAGCCAGTCATCAGCCTTGGTATCAAGAGCATGACCGACCTCATGGACGACCAGCATATCATAAAGGTCATTTGAGATATTGCGCCAGACGGGAAGAACGAGCAAACGGTTCTTAACGTCAAAATATGCCGTCTTAGCGGACGGTGAATGTTGAAATGAAATGTTTTCAGTAGCCAGCAACTTAGCCAGCATGGACTTGCTTTGAGTATTATGTTCCGTCATGGATGCCTCACCAATCATGGTACCATTATAGACGAAAAGGAGGCGTGGTCAAGCATGTTTTTGCATACCAGACCAGCCTCCTCTGCATGGCTCAGGTGTGGCATAAAAGCCACATATTTTTCAATGGTTTATCGACCAACCTGTGGTAGATATTTAGCTTTGGTCTCTTCCCAGGAGAGGTATATAAGGTCATCATAAAAGAGAGTTTCCGTCGAGACACGGTTCTGTTCTTTGAGAGACTTTATTCTTTTACTAGCATACTTGGTTTTCCACAATTCGGCAAGTGCTTCGTAAGAAGTATCAAAGGACTTTACCAATTGATCTTCTGTAATCTCACCACGAAGGAACTCATTGGTGTTATTGTAGAGAGGTGAGAAATAGATACCGCGTTGATGCTCAGAGCGAATCAATTCTTTTGGAATGTCCAACTTTGAATAGGCAAATGTATAAGAGCGGTTCTTATGATCACGCTTGTAAGGCTGACCGCTAGCCTTCTTAGCAGCATACCATTCAAAATACTTTCTTGTGTAGTTCTTCTTCAACCAATCACGAATTGCATTTACGGTACTGCGAGTTGTTTCATATGAAACTGAACCAGATGAAAAACCCATCTTCTTCCAATGTTTCAGATTATCATACTGAGACAGACCGCCCATCTTGTTTTTACCGTAGAGTGAAGTGGTTGTCACACCGACAAGAACATCACCATACTGTTTCTTCCATTGCTGTTGCACTTCATCAGAAAGGCAGAGCAACGCAAGAAGTTTACCGCCAACATAATTGTAACCAAGCGGCTGCAAAGGCACAATCGTAGAACCGATTGCGGTAAAGTTGATCATGCGACCTTGAGTTTTCTTCTCGCGTTCCCAACCGATAAACTTATCACGCGGCGTCAGATCAAGGAAGTCAGATGAGATACACATGACGCCGAGATATTTACCAGTCTTGCGATCAACAACGATATAGTTCAGATTGCGACCGATATTAGAATTGTTCTTCATCGTGGAAGTGAATGTGCGAATACAATTCCACGTTTCAGATAGTTCTGCATCTTTCGTATAGATCAATTCAGGCTGCAATTCAAGGTAATCATCAACAGACTTTGGTGACCAAATATTATTTTTGATTTGCTTGATGAACATCTCATCTTCGATATTCACTAATTGCTTTTCATCACCAAAGAGTGTAGAGACTTCATGCGTAGGATACCGTTCTTGAATTTCACACCACTTTTGGAATAGTGTGTATTCTTCAACGGTCATTTTTGACACGTTGGTCAGATCATTGATAACAATTTCTTTGAGTTGATCATCCGTCAGACATTCAAATGTTGAAGGATCATTATTAGAGAGCCAATCATTCCATTGTGCTTCAAGCAAAGGATCTTTCACTTCAACTTCTTCAATAGTTTCTGTCATAATGTTTTCCGAATTTAGAGTATCTAACATAATACCACAGATTAGGTATCAAGGCGAGAGAAATTTTATCATTCTTGCAAATAAGTCCTAAACTTATCTTTATACTTTTCATATGTTCCTAAACCAAAGTTACATGGTTTACATAAGAGTCCTCTATATTTACCAGTTTGATGGTCATGATCAACCTGAGGAGTTTTCATTACATCTTCACATATAAGGCATTTGTTATCTTGTTTTGTCAATTCTGAAAGATATTGCTCATAAGTAAAATCTACTATACCTTGCTTTTTCCAAGCATGTTCTCTATAGTATTTTTGATTTTTTTCTCTATATTCTAGAGCCGCTTTAGGATCATATTTTTTCTTCCAGTATTCAGGGTCTTCTTCTACCTTTTTACCATACCACTCTTTAGTCAAAGTATTCATTCTGTCTCTATGCTTCTCCCTATACATTTTCATATAGTTAGGATCAGACCTAGGTGGTAAATCGTCGTAAATCTCTCTTTTCTTTCTAGACATATTAGACTCCTTTCTAGAAGTTCTTATATGTATTTATAAGAAAAAACTCAAAAATTACGACTGTAACATAGAAAAATTCTTAATTTTTTGAAACCTATAGACCTTTTCAAACTTATCTAGCATCGTATCTGTCTTGTGTGAGATAACAAAGGTATTTGTATCGCCTAGCATGTCCCACATAATCTTGAGGAAC